AGTAGTAATAATAAGGTATAAGTTTCAATAGGTAAATTATGAGTGAAGTAAAAGTAAATAAAATTAGTCCAAGAACAAATTGTGGTACAACCACATTAGGAGATAGTGGAGATACATTCACAATTCCTGCTGGTGTAACAATTACAAACAATGGAACTCAGACAGGGTTTGGTAGAGAGGGATCTGTTAATTGGCAAACATCAATTAAAACCTCTACATTTACAGCTGCTAATGGTGAAGGTTATTTTGTTAATACAACATCAGGTGCTGTTACAGTTAATTTACCTGCTGGATCAGTAGGTGCTATTGTATCTATAAAAGATTATGCACAAACATTTGATACAAATAATTGTACAATTTCTGCTGATGGTTCAGAAAAAATAGAAAATTTAACAGAAGATTTAGTATTAGACACAGAAGGAATTGCTGTTACATTAGTATATGCAGATGCAACTAGAGGATGGCAAGTTGTAAATAGTAATGAAGTAACAAATGTAATAAAATTTGTAACTGCTACAGGAGGAACTATTACAACATGTGGTGACTTTAAAATTCACACATTTACAGGTCCTGGAACTTTTTCTGTTACTTGTGGAGGTAATTCAGCAGGTTCAAATACAGTAGATTATTTAGTAGTAGCAGGTGGTGCAGCAGGAGGTTGTATGTCAGGTTGTTCTGCTACAGTTGGAGGTGGAGGTGGAGCAGGAGGACATAGATTTTCCGCATCTACTTATACAGCTCCTCCAACGTCTGCTCCTTTAGCAGGATCAGCTTTACCTGTTTCAATACAATGTTATCCTGTTACAGTAGGTGCAGGTTCTGCCAGAGCAAGACCCCCTGTAAATGGAAGTAATTCAAGTTTTTCAACTATAGCTTCAGCTGGTGGAGGAAATGCTGGAGGGGCTGGGTGTAATCCAAGAGCTGGTGGTTCAGGTGGTGGTGGATCAGCTGGAGGTGGTGGACAACCAGGCGGAACAGGAAATTCTCCCCCAGTTACCCCATCACAAGGTAACGATGGTGGAAATGGTGTTGCACCTAAAAGAGGTGGAGGTGGTGGTGGAGCAATAGCAGCAGGTTCACCTGGTCCTTCAGGTGGAACTGGCGGTAATGGAGTTGAATTAAATATAACAGGATCACCTGTCACTAAAGGTGGTGGTGGTGGTGGAGCAAACAATGGTGGTGCAGCAGGAGGATCTGGTGGTGGTGGAGCAGGATCACCTGGTCCAACAAATAATGGAGTTGCAGCTACAGTTAATACTGGTGGTGGCGGAGGTGGAAGTGGTCACTGTGGTGGAACTAGCGGTAATGGTGGCAGTGGTATAGTAGTAATAAGATATAAATTTCAATAGTTGATTAATTAAAAAAATAAATATATAAGGAGAAATATTATGGCACATTTTGCAAAACTAGGAGCTAATGGAAAAGTTATTCAAGTATTAACACTTGATAACAAAGATATGTTAAATGCTGATGGTGTAGAAGATGAAGCAGTAGGTCAACAATATTTAGAGCAACACAACAACTGGGCTGCTCAAATGTGGATTCAAACTTCATACAACACATCTGGTAATAAACATAGTTCAGGCGATGATTCAAAAGCATTTAGAGGTAATTACGCAGGTATAGGTTATACTTGGGATGAAGATAATCAAATCTTTTGGTCACCAAAACCTTATCCTTCTTGGGTAAAACATATTGCAACAGCTTCTTGGAAATCACCAATCGGAGATGCACCAGATTTAACTGCTGAAAAACAATCACAAAACGAAGCAGGAACTCATAACTGGCACTATGTTTGGAACGAAGATAATCAAACTTGGGATGTTACAGACTCAATGGCATAATCTTTTATGGGTGGTGGAATACAAAAAAAAATTTTATCAGAAATACATTTAATTTATGGTGATGTTTCAATGCCGAAAGGTTTTGAAATAGACAGAGATAAATTATCTACAGATACTTTACAATCACAAATAACTGATTCAGAATTTCCATTTTCAAGAACTTGGGATATGTTAAATACATTTATAAGAGATCATGTGGGTGTAGAATACAATATTAATTTAATTAACAAACAAACATGGGGAAACATCTATAAACCTAATGAAACTACTATCCCCTTGCTCAACATAGATCCTGTCGATTTAAGAAACTCACCTGATTATACTTGTTTGTATGGCACAAAAGTAGATAAATGTATGATTAGAATACATTACGAAGATAACAGAAGAAAAGGAAGAAGCTGGGATATACCTTTGACTAACAATCAATTTATTATTTTTCCCTCTACTTGTATGTATTATTTAACTAATAATCAAAAGGATAGTTTAAATTTTGTGCAAACAATAACTTATGAATATATCTAATTATTATTGGTATTTTAAATCAGCATTGACACCTAGATTTTGTGATGAAGTGATTCAATATGCTAATAATCAAAAAGAAGTTATGGCAAGAACTGGTGGCTATGGAGATAGAAAATTAAAAAAACAAGAAGTATTAGATTTAAAAAGAAAAAGAAACTCTGATTTAGTATGGTTGAATGACACATGGATATACAAAGAACTCCATCCTTTTGTGCATGAAGCTAATAGAAATGCTGGTTGGAACTTTGATTGGGAAAGATCAGAGTCTTGTCAATTTACAAAATATAAACTTAATCAATATTATGATTGGCACTGTGATAGCTGGGATAAACCTTATGATCGTAAAGATCCTAACAATCCAGAACATGGTAGAATAAGAAAACTTTCTATGACCTGTCAACTCACTGATGGTTCAGAATACACAGGAGGTGAACTAGAGTTTGACTTTAGAAACTATGATCCCCACATGAGAGATGAATCAAAACACAGAATACAATGTAAAGAAATATTACCTAAAGGTTCTATCATTGTATTTCCTAGTTTTGTTTGGCATAGAGTAAAACCAGTAACACAAGGAGTAAGGTATAGTCTAGTTGTTTGGCATCTAGGTAAACCATTTAGATAATATGTATATAAATAATTATTTTAACACAACAATATGGTCTGAACAAAAACCAGAGTTTGTCAAATCATTAAACAAAGCTAGTAATAAATATATTCTTGAAGCTAGAAAAAGAAATAAAGATTTTATAAAAAAACATGGAGATTTTGGTACATCACATCATTCAACACCATTAACAGCAGACAACGATTTTTTAGATTTTAGAAATTACATAGGTCAAAAGTCTTGGGAATATTTAGATCATCAAGGTTTTGATATGACACAGTACACAACTATGTTTTCTGAAATGTGGGTACAAGAGTTTGCTAAAAAAGGTGGAGGTCATCATTCCGCACACATACATTGGAATCAGCATGTATCAGGATTTTATTTTTTAAAATGTTCAGATAAAACTTCTTATCCAATATTCCATGAACCAAGAACAGGTGCAAGAGCTACTAAATTAAAAATGAAACCAAATCAAAAAGGTGTATGGGGTGGCACTGAGCTTATACATTTTAAACCTACACCAGGTACATTAATTATATTTCCAGGATTTTTAGAACATGAATATGCAGTAGATCATGGTAAAGAACCATTTAGATTTATACATTGGAACATACAAGCTGTGCCAAAAGAAATGGCAAAAGATGTTTAAAAAAAATAAATACGCAGTTATTAAACAAGCTATATCAAAAGATTTAGCAACTTTTATTTACAATTATTTTTTAATGAAAAAACAAGTTTATGATACTTGTATGAAATCAAGATATATTTCACCTTATGAAGTTATACTTGGATATTATGAAAGTGCTAATGAACAAATACCAAATACTTATTCTTGTTATTCTGATATTGCTATGGAAACTTTATTATTAAAATGCCAACAAGTAATGGAAAAAACAACAGGACTAAAGCTACAACCAGCTTATACTTATGCAAGGATTTATAAAAAAGGCGATGTTTTAAAAAGACATAAAGATAGATTTTCTTGTGAAATATCAACGACTATGAATTTAGGTGGCGATAAATGGGATATATACCTTGAACCCTCTGGCAAAGAAGGAATGAAAGGTGTAAAAGTTTCTTTAAATCCTGGCGATATGTTGGTATATAGAGGTTGTGAATTAGAACACTGGAGAAATAAATTTAAAGGCAAAGAATGTTGCCAAGTATTTCTTCATTATAACAATAAAAAAACACCAGGTTCAGAGTTCAATTTATTTGACAAAAGACCTCATCTTGGACTTCCATCTTGGTTTAAAAGGTAGTGTTAGGATGGGGGGAGTTTCCACCACACCACAACTCTCCCCTTCTTAACACTATAAATACTATGGCTAATGTATATAAAAATGCAATGTTTGATTTGACAACTACAAACAAGACAACTGTTTATACTTGTCCAACTGACAGAACAACATTAATTAAATCTATTCAAATAACCAATATTCATTCTGGTGCTGTAGAAGTAGAAGCATTTGTTACAGATGCCTCTAATTCTAACGCAGAACATGAAGTGGCACATATATCTTTAGGTTCAAAGACTGTAGAAAATTTAGTAAAAGGCACAATGGTTTTAGAGTCTGGAGATGCTTTAAAATTAGAAGCTGCTTCAGCAAATAACATAGCTGGAATAGTAAGTTATTTAGAAATAT